CTGGTTTGTAACGTTCATTCAGGGCGTTAAGGGCTGGTTTGATCAGGTGTATTCGTACCTGACTGATGCGGCCCAAAAAGCTTGGGACGCCATTAGTGGCTGGTTTACTGATATTTGGGGCAAGATCGCCGGCCTTTTCACCAGGAGTGAAACCAGTAAAGGCGAAGGCTCCGATAAGGGCGAACCTTGGTTTGTAACGTTCATCCAGGGCGTTAAGGGCTGGTTTGATCAGGTGTATTCGTACCTGACTGATGCGGCCCAAAAAGCTTGGGACACCGTCAGCGGTTGGTTCACTCATATTTGGAGTGAGATCACCGGCCTTTTCACCAGAAGTGAAACCAGTAAAGGCGAAGGCTCCGATAAGGGCGAACCTTGGTTTATGGCAGTTATTAAAAGCATTGAAGACTGGTTTGGCAAGGCACACTCCTTCTTGACCAGTACGGCTCAAACTGCTTGGAACAAGGTTATCGGCTGGTTCAACAACGTCTGGAATTGGGTCGGAAGTCTATTCTCGAAGAACCAGGATGACGGAAGCGAATTCTCCCCCACCAGTAAAGGACAGATCAAGGATCAGAATCAAGAGCCCTGGTTTGTAACGACGATTAAAAGCGTTAGCAATTGGTTCAGTAATGCCTATACGTTTATAACCAGTAAAGCTCAAAGCGTTTGGACTAGCATTTCTGACTGGTTTTCTGCTCGTTTTGCTGATGTCAGGAAGTTGTTCAGCAAGGATGATTCCGAAGGCGGCGCAGAAGGTGAAGCCGAAGATCCGTGGTATATCAGACTGCTCCGTCGTATCGGCGGGTTCTTTGAAGAAATCTGGTCCAGTATTCAAGGCCCTGTAGGCGCTGCCTGGAGCGGTATCACGAGCTTCTTTGACAACACAGTGGCTTCATGGTTTGCTTCCTCGGATGGCGAAGATGGCGAAAAGTCCGGATTTTCGAAGCTGTGGGACAGCATTCAGGGAGCTTGCTCCAGGTTTGCCGACGGTGTGATTCAATTCTGGAATAACCATCCAGGTCTGCAGGAAGCCTGGGAAAATGTTAAAGGCTTCTTCGCCGAAGTATTCAACACCATCGCTTCTCTGTTTGGCGGGAACACGGCCAGCGCTGAAGGTGCCATCGGCGGAGCCGCCGGCGAACTGGCGGCCGAAACGGAAGGCCTCAGCGAGATGGAGACCGCTGCCAACAATGCAGAAGAAGCCAAAGAACCGACGCTCCGCTTGACTACAATCCTGACTGACATTGGCAATAAACTCTCGGAAGCATACACGAACCTGAGCGGAATGAGCACAACGGAAGCGTTGGCGCTGATGACAAGCATCATCGGCGTGATCAGCGGTCTCCTCGTCAAAATGGCGGCGTATAATCTTACCGCTGCCGTTGCCGGCTTGAACTCTGCCGGTAGAGAGCTGTTCCGGGTTGGCCTGGCAATCGCTGCCATCTCCGCATCGATCTTCTTGCTGAGCCTACTGGACAAGAGCCAAATCGACAACGCCTTTGCGCGTGTTAGGGAAATTCTGTGGTTGCTAATTGGCTTTGTTAGTGCTGACGGCGGCATTGCCATCCTGACTGAGAGATTCGGTGGCGGCGCTTCTCAGGCTGGCAAAATTATGAACAGCCTGAAATCCTTCGGCGCGATGTTCGTCTCCATCGGCCTTGGTCTGCTGCTCGTTTCTATCGCGATCGGGAAGCTGGCCTCTCTGAACCCGAAGGACCTACAGGAAGGCGGAACAATGGCTGGCATTATAACCGGCGTTATGACCGCGGTTGTTTTGGGCATGACCGCCGCTACGCACTTGCTGCCTGCGGATGGAGCAGCAAGCATGAAAGCATTCGCGGCGTCTTTCCTGGCCATGTCTCTGAGCATGATATTCATTGCTACTGCGCTTCAAATGCTCGAAGGCAAAACGCTTGATGATTTGGCTGAGGGCGGCACAGCGCTTATGGGTGTTGAGTTCGTCATCGGAGTAATCATTGCGGCCTACAATATTGCTGTGTCAAAACTGGCCGGAGGTGGAATTAAGCAAGGTGCATTCATCGGCTTTGCTATTGCCTTTGGAGCCATGAGTCTCAGTCTGATCGCAATTGCCAAAGGCATTGAGATGCTGTCGGAGATTCCAGAAGACCAGCTCGACGCATCAGCTGGCTGGGCAACGAAACTTGAGACCGCAATTGGAGCTATACTGATCGTTGCGTCCAAAGCCGGCCAAAATGCTGGCGCATCGCTAAAGGGCGTTGGCATTTTGGCTCTCGTGATGGTTGCTCTTCTTGCGTTCTTTATGGTCGCAGAAAAGATAGCCGCCGGAGGCCTGGACGATCTGTCTGATTCCCTTTTCAGTTTGAGCACCCAGATGGAAACAGCGGATGAAGCCGTCGCCGACGTAAACTTCGACAATCTGAAGCGGATGGCCGAAACACTGAAGAGCATGACTTGGGAATTCATGCAGGCTGGCTTGCTGGCATCGGCCATAGATCTCGATACACTCAGCACAGTCTTGTTCAAGATCAAGAATCGTGTCGCCGGATACCAAGGACTGGAGCTTAATGCTGACGAAAACGGCCATACGATCGTATACTACATCGCGCAGGATATTTTCAACGCAGCGAATGAGTTTGCATCTCCTGAAGCAGTATCGAAGATGGATTCGCTCGTTCGCGTCATGAGCGAGCTTTCCGGCGCAATGGAGCTTTACCGCTTGTCTGCGTCCTCCATCATTTCCGAAACCGGGGAGTTGGTGAGCGGCGTCTCGCCGGAAGCCATCTCGAAGGTGTTCGAGGATATTGCGGAAGGCCTGGAATCCAGCAACGTGATGGAGTCCATCTCCGGAGCAATCGGCGAGGATGTCGACCAGGAGCAGCTTGTCAACTTTGCAACGGCCATGGGCTCGCTGGCGGCAGGTCTTCGGGCTTTCTCTACTGGTATCAGCGGAATCAATGAAGCTGATGTAAGTACGGCGGAAAGCCTGTTGACATTCCTCAGCTCTTTCGGCAAGATCACGTCCATCGGTGATGTCATTAACAGCATGCTCGGCACAGGTGACATGAGCAAGTTCGGCGAAAAGATGGAAGATCTTGCCGCAGGCCTGGAGCAGTACGCCACCGCTGTCAGCGGGATGGGCAGCGGCAGCATGCTGGCAGATGTGGCCGCCTCGGTTATTCTTGTCGGGTCCCTGAGCAAAATTGAACAGGGCATGAAAGCCATTCACGGTATCAAACAGTGGTTCTCTGGTGAGCAGGATATTTCTGATTTTGGTGCGCACCTGGCCGTGCTTGGTAAAGGCGTAAAGGAGTACAGTGATTCCATCAAGGACCTCGACTCTGCAAAATTCGGTGATGTGTCAAAAGCACTGGATACATTGGTTACGATCGAAAACAACATAACCAAAAAAAGTGGCGGCCTAGAGCAATGGTTTACTGGCGAAGGGACGCTGAAAACTTTCGGCCAGAACCTTGCCACTTTGGGTTCTAACATCGCGGAATTTAACTCCGCGTTTACCGGCTTTACAGGCGGCGATCAGGATTCGCGTCTTAAATTTCTGGAGTCAATGGTAGAGCTGGAAACGAGGGTAACGCCGACGTCTCTCGGTACCCTAGGCGCGGTTGCGGCCGATGCTGGTAATGCTCTTGAGAACTTTGACATTCTATCGCAAACCTACTCTGACATCTTTGGCTCCGAATGGGGCGAAGAGACAAAGGAAAAGTACAGCCTCGAAGCGTTCAAAGGGTGGATCGAGGAACTCAAAACACTGATCTATACGGTTCCAACGGAAATGCAGACGCAGATCATCACCTACTTCGACGCGGCAACGTCCACCACGCTGAGCAGCGTAAAAACGTCGGTCAGCACAATCATCGCCGGTTCGATCGAGCATATTCGTGGCTTTAAGAACGGTTTCAAGATCGCCGGCATGTACCTGATTCAGGGTCTGGAAAGCGGCATCCGTGAAAACGGATACTTGGCATCCAACGCAGCTTACAGCGTCGGTGCCAATGCCGTGAAGCAGCTGCGGCTCGGTATGGGTGTTGAGTCGCCTTCCTGGAAGGCGTACGAAGCAGCCGGATTCCTGATTGAAGGCGGCGTGAACGGTCTGCACGACAAGGGGTCCCTGCTGGAAGCCGAGGCCATGGACGTTGGCACCAACACGGCGGATGCGCTCCGCACGGTGATGGCCAGTCTGTCCGCAAGCCTGGCGGAGGATATGGACCCGAACCCGACGATCCGGCCGGTGCTGGATCTGTCGGATGTTGAGAACGGCACCGCGTATATGCGCGGCCTGTTCACGGACCCGAGGTACGGTTTCAGCGCCTACAATTCCGCCTCCATGGCGGCTCGGGTCAGCGCGGATGGCGGTCCCAGTTACGTACGAACCACCGCGCAAAGTCCTGATATGTCCGAGATCGCGGATCGTCTGGACAGTCTGGCAGAATCCATGACCCACCTCCAGGTCGTACTGGAGACTGGTGTATTGGTTGGCCAGCTGACGCCGGCGATCGACAGAGAGCTCGGACGATCCTACATGAGGAGCGGCAGAGGAGGCTGATAAGCTCTGCCGCCCTTCTTTTGGAGTGAGGAATCATGTATCATTCGATCACGTTTGGTGAAAAGAACAGCTGGGATGACTGGTATCTGATCCCTACCTCCCGGCCGGTTGTGGCACAACCGAAAGTAAAAACCAAGTACATTGATATTCCCGGAGCGGATGGCCAGCTGGATCTGACAGAGCTTCTGGCTGGCCGTCCGCTCTATGATATGAGAACCGGAAGCTGGGAATTCATCCTCCAGCCGGAAAACTGGGCCTTTGAAGACGCCATCAGCGTCATCATGGGATATTTGCACGGCAGGCGGATGCACGTGATCCTGGAGGATGACCCCGGCTGGTATTACGAGGGCCGGCTGGAAGTGAACGCGCTGAAATGTGACAAGTTCTATAACACGATCACGATCAACTACAGCCTCGGGCCATATAAGTATTCACTGACCGGCGACGAAGTTTCGCTGTAAAGGAGGGCAGCATGTTCAAGATATTTCTGGACGGAATTGTGATCCACGATACAACGTCAGCCAAGCCTTCCGAAAAGGTGTTCAGCCCGTCACTGAAGTTGGAACTGAACAAGTCCGGTACGCTGGGCTTCTCGGTTCTCCCGAATCACGAATGCTATACCAGGCTTCATCCGCTGAAGAGCATGGTCGCCGTTACAATGAACGATCAGGTGATCTACCGCGGGCGGGTGCTGACGGTGGATACTGATATTAACCTGCAAAAGCAGGTTTCCTGCGAGGGGGACTTCGCGTTCTTTGTGGACACGGTGCAGATGACCGGCGAATTTACAGAGACCGTCACCGAGCACTTCCAGCGGATCATCTTGCAGCACAACCAGCAAGCCGATCCGGAGAAACGCTTTGAGATCGGTGTTGTGACGATCCGGGATGCCGCCAAAACGGAAACCTGGTCCACAACGTCCTATGGTGATTCCCAGAAAACGATCCAGAACGACCTGATTGACGTGTTCGGCGGTTATATCCGAATGCGGTATGAGGCAAACGGAACCTTCGTGGATTACATCAAGGACTATGGTGTGGAAAGCGCACAGCCGTTGGCCTTTGGTGTAAACATGCTGACCTTCGGACAGACGGAGTCCGGGGATGATATTTTCACGGTGCTGCTGCCCACCGGGGACAATAACCTGACCATCGCCGACGCCAACAATGGCAGCATATTTCTGGAGAATCCGGAGGGCATTGCCCGGTACGGCCGGATTGTGCGGGTGCAGGACTTCGCCGGCAAAACCACGGCAGCAGACCTGAAAGCGGCCGCCCAGGCCTACATGAACGAAAACTACCACACGATCCCACTGAATTTCAGCATCAAGGCGATCGATCTGCATCTGCTGGATGGCTCTCTTGCGCCCTTCAGCCTGGGCTATGTGTATCCGATCAAATCCGAACCGCACGGAATCGATACGAAGCTGATCTGCTCCGCGATTCAGTACGACCTGGCTGCGCCGGAAAACACGACGCTGGATCTTGGCGATCAGCAGGTTCTGACTCCAGTCGGTTCCCACCAGAAAGCTCAAGCCTCCAAGAAGCGTGGCGGCGGAGGCGGCGGAGGCGGCGGAGGCGGCGGAGGCGGCATCACGAAAATCTCCTCATCACAGATTGAGTGGGAAAAAGAAACGTGGTATTGGCATAATAATGAGATCAAGGGCATTAAGATCGATGCGGCAAAGATCAAGGACTTCTTGACCGAGCACTTTCAGTTTGAGCACGGCGTTGGTAACGAACTGGAAATCTTGAATTCAATCAAATGCTACGGGGACGCCGAGTTTACAGGAAACCTTACCGTCTTGGGCGGCGATGGAATCATTCAGACAGGTTTTCTTGACGCAAGAACCGCGTCCATAGACACGCTCGACGTTGCTGACAGGCAGGCAAGCTGGAAGACAAAAAGCGTATGCACCGACCGTGGGACGATTACGCTGCCTACCGTTTCGACGATTGCAAATCCTCATTTTTATTTGTACACCAGTTCTGCCAGTAACCGAGAGCCGACTGGCGTAGTATATGGATACCTGGTTACTGGTCATACGGACGGATCGGTAGGCAGTGCTAAATACGAAAACATTTACTATCTTGGAAGGGAGAGCGGAGATGAATAAATACGAAATGATCAGCAGCATTCTGGCGGATGTGAACAGTCTGCACATCGCTGGCGTGCAGCATTGGAAGACTGCGGTAGAGATCATCTCCAAGCTGCTCGCCTTGCAGAAGGGGCTCCAGGAAGAGGAAGAAAAGCATCGGGAGCAGATTCAGGCACTTGAAAAGGAGCTGATGAATCGGCCGCGGGTGGTCATCAATGACGACGGCACCCTGTCCATCGGCGGTGAAACTTTCTCCGCCAAATACCTTGAATCAAATCAAAATGGGGGTGAATCATCTTGATCGTACCGCATCGTTACCGTGTTGACATCAGTCAGCCAATGACACCGCGATACCTCCCGGAGACTTTGTTCTATTCCGACAATCGCGCGGACGAATTCCAGGTGGAACTGGTCAACGGGCTGGAGCCGGTTGACCTGATTGGTCATACGGTCATCGGATATTTCGTCCGGGAAGGCAGCGGCGAGACCATCATCCTGAATTCGACGCGGATTCTGTATAATGTGGCCTCCGTCGTGCTGGAATCTTCCTGCTACGGTCAGGAAGGGCGCTGCGCCATCGTGATCCAGGTTAGCGACTCTTCGTCCAAGAAGACGGTCTTCATGGGCCATTGCAAGGTCGTGACCAGCCATACCGACACGTACATTGATCCGGGTTCGGTCGTGACAGATATTACCGAACTGATCAACATGTCCCAGCAGCTGTATAACGATCTGGAGGAAACGACGGAGCGCTTCGACGGGCTGTATCAGGATATTCTGGATGAGCTTGCCGGTTACAATGAAGCCATTGCAGCCTTTGACGAGCGAATTGACCGCCTTGCCGACACGTCGATCCACCATTATATTCAGGAAGCGGAGCCAACCGGCGATCTCCGGGACGGCGATCTCTGGACCTACAAGGGCATCTACAGCTGGAGCAATGCCGCTAGCGACTACGCCACCTGGCAGGCAATCTCCGCCAAGTCCTGGGGCGCTCTGTTCGGTTCCGGTACGGCCGGCGAAACAAAGACCTATTACAACGGAATCTGGCTGCTGATGGCGTCTGTCGACCTTGCCGATTTGCCGAGTTCCGAAAACAACGTATTCTGAGGAGGATGCTGAATGGCTAGCACTACGACCAACCTGAATCTGACCAAGCCGGCTCAGAGCGATGCCGTGAACATCGGCGTCATCAATACCAACATGGACCTGATCGATCAGGCTTTCGGGGCGCTGATGGGACGGATCTATCCTGTCGGCGCTATCTACATTTCGACCAATTCCACCAACCCCGGCACGCTCTTCGGTGGCACCTGGGTCCAGATCAAGGACTCTTTCCTGCTGGCTGCTGGCGACAACTACACGGCCGCATCTACCGGCGGTTCCGCTACGCACCAGCTGACGGAGGCTGAGCTTCCCAGTCACTCCCACACGCCGCCGAGCTCGGATACGTCCTGGCGGTTTGGGATGATCAAAGACATTTCCGGGCAGTCCGGTACAACGGAGTTCACCCCGGCTGCGGATGATGCGTCCAAACGGATGTACGTTGTCGCGTCCACCGGTGGCTACGGTGACATCGCGATTGCGGCCCGCACCGGTAACACCGGCAGCGGTCAGGCCTTTGAAACCATGCCGCCTTACCTGGCGGTCTACGTCTGGAAACGGACGGCTTAAGGAGGAATGACGTATGGCAACGTACACAATTCAGGATTCGACCCTTGAGAGTATTGGTGATGCCATACGCTCGAAAACCGGCGGCACAAGCAAGATGTCGCCGTCTCAGATGGTCACGGCCATTAACAATTTGGATCCAGGCGGTGGCGGCGGTGGAAATGTGCCCTCCGGCGGTACCACCGGGCAAGCCTTGGTCAAACGGTCTGACACGGACTTCGACACCGAGTGGGCCACGGTTCAGGGCGGTGGAGGAAGTGGTGCAGAGATTGACGACACCGCCGGTGCCGGGGACACAGACAAGGCTTGGAGCGCTGACAAGATTACGACCGAACTGGCCGGGAAGCAGGCGACGCTGCCGAGCGGTGGAACGGCGAATCAGGTACTGGCCCTGGATTCACAGGGAAATTTGGTGTGGATCGATAAGGTAAGCATTTCCGCGAATCTGGCGACCGGAGTGCAGATTGCCGCCATCCGTGTTGACGGAAGCCTGACTCGCATTTACGCTCCGACAGTAGAGGTGGTGAGGCTGGCATGATCTATCTGGGAAACAAGCCGGTGGGGGTGGACTATATGCCCTGCGGAAGCTTCACGAAGCACGTATCTATGACAGCCGCTGCCGAAAGCCCCAATTCCGCGCTTGAATTTACAAACCCGCTTGGCGTTGTGCCAAAACTGGTTGTAGTGAAGCGGGACACTTTGACGACAAGCCGCGTTTCGTCTGTTGTCATCAGCACGGAGGCAAACATCGGAGGCGTCTTGTATGGCAATTCCAGTGGCGTAGCAACCAGCACCGGCTATGGTATTGTTAGCGAATATACCGGAAGCTACAAGACCGCTTATCTTGGAGCAAACATGATCCAGCTTGCCAAAATCACTTCGTCCATCGGTTATACGGCGACTGATTATAACGTAGATATTTATGCATAAGGGGGTGACTACATGAGTCTTCAAAAAATCGTTTACCTTACCGAAGCGCAGGCGCAGACGCTGTTTGCCAACGGTACAATCACCGTTGACGGCGTGACTGTTACCTACAGCGCAGATGACCTGTATGTCACTCCTGCCAGCCCTGCGGCAGAGGTATCCATTGTTGCACCGTCCAGCGGCAACACGTTCACCCTTGACCCGTGTCCCGTTACCTACAATTTCGGTGAAAAGGCCGAGCTGACTGTAACCGTAACGGCTACAACACAGTACCATTTCATGTTCAGTTGTCCTTCCAGTGCTGCTACTGTCCTGACGATCACGGGTATCACCGGCAAGACGGGCGATACCACGCTTGAAGCAGGCGGCACGTATGAAGTGGACGTTTGGGCCGGGATCGCTTTCATTAAGAAGCTTGAAGTGGAGGCGGTCACATGACAATGCTGCTTCGTCGTGGGATGATGCTGGGGCAGACTGGCGGGGGCGGCGACCTGCCTGCGGGGTATCGGCAGGTGGCGTATCTGCAAAACGGAACAACCGAGTTCATTAAAACCGATTACATACCGCCGCTGAATCAGGACATCCGGGTCACGTTTGACTATGCGCTGACGCAAACCTTGACCAACAGCAACAACGCATTCTTTGGCTACATCAACACAACCGGGTCTTACAAGAAGCTGTTTGTCAACTGCCAGAGCGGGAACAAATGGCAGGCTGCAAGCGGACTGCTTACCAGTGACTCAATCCTTCAGGGCGTTGGTGTTACAATAGGACAGAAATATCATGGTGAGCTGACCTACAACGGTCTAACAATTGGCGGCAGCTCCGACACGTTCAGCACTGAAACAACAAGCGGAAACGCGCTGGGTATCTACATCTTTACCAGACGCAGGGCTGCCGGCGCAAATGCTCTGACACCCGGACTGCGGCTGTACTCTCTGAAATTCTACAACGGGAGTGCGCTAGAAGCTGATTTTGTGCCTTGTGTACGTGTCAGCGATGACGAACCAGGCATGTACGATACCGTCAGCGGAACCTTCTACACCAACGCCGGAACCGGAGAGTTTGTGGCGGGGCCGGATGTGCCGAGGTAATATTTGCCGGGCGAAACAGTCCGTATTACGGGCTGACGAATATCAGTCAAGCATAACAGGAGGTATGAACTATGGCACGTACTATCTACATCGTCAACGCGACCCAGGTCGTTACCAGCGAGGCCCATCCGGAGGGTATCTATTCCGTGAAGCCTGACTACCCAAAGACATTTGACAGCGCGAGATACGACAATAGCCCTGAACGAACTTTTGAGATCGCCGAGGCGGAATATCGTGCTTGTGAGAGCGCTATGCTGCTGGACACCAACCCCACGCGGGTGATGCAGACTATCACCATGGAGCGTTCGGACGGCACTCCCTATTATCATCGCAGCAAGGGCGCGTTCCCGGTTGTTTCCGAACCAGAACCAGAACCTGAACCCGAAGCTGAGTGATATTTTAACATAGCCGGAACCTTGGAAAGGAGGTGGTTCCATTGGGCTAAGCGCGATGTTCTATGAGTATTTCACAAAACAATAAAGAACAGAAAGGATTTTGGATCATGACCACGGAAAACAATGGTATGTATATGCCTGTCGCGCCTGCTTATGGCGGCTTTGGCGGTAACGACGGACTGTTCGGCGGGAACGGCGCCTGGTTCATCCTGATCCTGCTTGCCATGTTTGGCTGGGGCAATGGCTTCGGCAATAACGGCTTCAACGGCAATGGCGCCGTTGGCGCTGATATTCAGCGTGGGTTTGATCAGGCTGCGCTGACCAATGGTCTTACAAATGTTCAGACTGCGATTTGCAATGGTTTCGCCGGTGTCAATCAGGGCATCTCCAATGGCTTTGCCCAGGCCGAGATCGCTGCGAACAGCCGCCAGATGGCCGACATGAACCAGCAGTTCGCGCTTCAGTCCTCCATGCAGAATTGCTGTTGTGAGAACCGTGCGGGGCTTGCCGACCTGAAGTATACGGTTGCAACGGAAGCCTGCGCGGACCGCAATGCTGTTTCCAATGCTCTCCGTGATGTGCTGGAAGCCAACAATGCCTCCACGCAGCGTATTCTGGACATGATGTGCCAGGACAAGATCGACGCTAAGAATGAGCGGATCGCAGAGCTCCAGCAGCAGCTACAGATGGCTCAGCTGGCGGCTTCTCAGGGCGCTCAGACGGCCGCGATCCTGGCAAATAACGAAGCCCAGACCGCTGCGCTTGAACGCTACCTGGCTCCCACCCCGATTCCTGCTTATGTTGTCCAGAATCCCAGCTGCTGTAATCAGTTTGGCAATTATGGCTGCGGCTGCAGCATGACCTGACGGACACCGCACCTGATCATATAGGGCCGTCGCGGTATCCGAACGCACTGCGGCGGCTCTTATTTGTTGATTGGAGGAAATCAAAATGGCAGAATTTACCTACAACGAGGTCCAGCTTGTGCAGGCTGGAGCTCCGGCACTGCTGGATACGACGATTGGATGCAACCGCGGCTACGTCATTCATCGCCCTGGCAGTGGTATCCTGACGCTTCGTGGCATGGTGAATAACCCCTGTGCCAACTTTGCGCGGTATCGTGTGTCCTTCGACGGCAACATCGCTATCCCGACGGGAGGTGCGGTAGGTGAAATCCAGCTTGCTGCGGCTATTGGCGGAGAAGTTGTCCCGACCAGCATTGCGGCCGCTACGCCGGCAGACGTGGAGCAGTATTGGAATGTCAGCGGCTTCGCTATTATTGATGTTCCGAAAGGCTGCTGCTACACCGTCGCTGTGGAAAATGCTTCCGTCAGCCCGACTCCGGCGACCACGCCCGCCCCCGCGCTGAATCTGCGGAACCTGAATGTCGAAGTCGCCAGGCTTGCTTAAGGAGGATATTATGGAACATTACGAAGCGCTTGAGAAGGCCATGTGCAAAGAGCTCGAAGCTATTGAGCAGAAGCTGAAGAACGGCACCGAAATGAGTGTTCAGGATCTGGACCGTGTGGACAAGCTGACCCATGCGATGAAGAGCCTTGCAACGTACAAGGCAATGAAGGAAGCGGAAGAATACGAAGGCGGCATGAGCGGTCGTCGTGGCCGCGGGATGAATGGCCGCTTTGTAAGCCGCGCTGACGGCAATAGCTACACGGAAGGATATTCGCAGGGCTATGCGGAAGCCATGCGGAGAAGCGGCTACCTGCCCTGATCGGGTCGCAAGGAATTTCACTCGTATGATGAGGGACGGAGGAGCGACAACTCCTCCGCCTTTTTACTTTCATGAGTGAGGTGAGCACCGATGTGGATTCAAACCAACCCGAATCCAAAGAAAAAGATGGTCCCGGACTGCGTGATCCGAGCCATCAGCATCGCACTGAATGTTCCCTGGTACGATGTTTATGACGATTTGTGCGAAGTCGGACGAATGGATTGCAACGTTCCATCTGCAGACGCCGTGTGGGGGCATTATCTGCGGATGCTTGGCGCTGAGCCGTTTTTGCTTCCGGAGTCCTGCCCGCAATGCACCACGGTGAGAGAGTTCGCATCACGATACCCGAAAGGCATTTACATCATCGGGACAGGCGGACACGCAGTAGCGATCATCGACGGTGATTACTACGACAGCTGGGATTCAGGAGACGAGATTCCGTCGTTCTTTTGGCTGATCAATCATTGAAAGGAGCATTGTGCATGCCTTACAACCCTAGCAACGGAAGCTATTACAACGCGTGGAACAACATGTATTACCCGCAGCCGAACACCCTTGGGCAGCCCGTAATGCCGCAGAGCTATGCACAGCAGCCATCCACCCCGTCTCAGGGGATCATCTGGGTAGACGGGGAGGTCGGTGCAAAAGCTTTCCAGATGCCACAAGGATGGCCTGCCGGTGCTCCGATTCCGCTGTGGGATACGAATGACCAGATCATTTACCTGAAGAGCATGAACCAGATGGGCATGCCGAATCCGCTTCAGAAGATCCGGTATACGATCGAGGAGACTCAGGCGCAGCAGCTTCTTCCTTCTCCCGTGTCCGGAAACACGCAGGAAGTTCATAATTATGCCACAAAGGAAGATCTGGACCGCATGAAAGAGGAAATCCGGGAAATGCTAAAAGGCAATCAGTCCGGACGGAATCAAAATGGAAGTAATTCCGGAGAGCGGGGTGGCAATCGATGAACCCGCTTTACCAGATGTTCTCCGGCGGAGGCCCGCAGTTCCAGAATCCGATGCAGAAGATGAACTTCATCATGCAGGCCATGCAGAATCCGGCGATGTTTGTGAAGCGGCAATTCCCAGACATTCCGGATAACATCTCGAATGACCCGAATCAGATTCTCCGTTACATTCAGCAGACGCGCGGAATCTCGGATCAGCAGATCCAGCAGCTTTACAGCATGTACAGAGGGTGATGCGGATGGGCTTCGTGATATTTGGACTGGGCGCGGTGATCGGATTCCTGATCTGCGCAATGTTCTCCATGAAGGAAGAATAAAGGTCGGCATGGGAGGAATCGGATGCTTTTGAATCGAAAAGATATTCCGTGGTCCGGGCAGAACCTTGACAATTCCATACCGGGTATCAGCCAAAAGGAAGTGATGCGTGTGCTGAATGCGCACATGACTCTTTTGACTTATATTGACGCCTGGATGAATACATTCAAGAAACGTACCCTGAAACCATCCTCCTACAGCAGACTGGCTACCTCGGCCAAGGCGTTGTCCGATTATCCAATCGCTCAACGCCAGGTCGGGGACATTTCGTTCTTCGACGTACAGGATTACATCAACCAGCTGGCAGATGACGGCTATGCTTTCACGACGATCCAGAAGCAGTTTCGTCTTTTGACAGCGCCACTAAAGCAAGCAGCTGCCATGCACATCATCCAGTCCGATCCGACAGTTGGCGTCAGTCTTCCGTCTTCGGTCAATGTAAAGAAACCGAAGCGGGATGTCGTCTCCTATGACAAGGAAGAGCAGGCGAAGATCTGGCGGGCCATCTGCCAAAGCCGCGGGATTGGTGCAGTGTGCATTGGCTTCATGCTTGAAACCGGGGTCAGAGTAGGGGAAGCCCTGGCTCTCCGGTGGAAGGACGTGGACATCGCCAGAAACCGTGTGAAGATCGGCGCAACGGTTGTCAATCTGATGCATAAATCAAAGGCCTATGTCCAGGATTCCCCAAAGTCGATTTCAAGCAACCGCATCGTCCCGCTGACAAAGCAGGCAATTGAGTTGCTGATGAAAGCACGAGCGCTCTCGGACACCGAATGGGTGTTTGAGAACCGCGGAGACCGGCTGTCCTACGCCGCACTGGTCTATCAAACAAAACAAATCTGCGCGGAAGCCGGCGTAGAATACCACGGTGAACATGTCTTTCGGCATACGTTCGCCACGAATTGCTACTACAAAGGCGTCGACGTAAAGATATTGTCCAAGATTCTCGGGCATTCGGACACGTCCGTCACTTACAACGTGTATGTGAATCTTTATGAAGATGCGTTCAATGACATGTACCGAGCCATTACGAGTTGAGCAAAGGTCCAAACGGATTTTCTCCAAAGGTCTTGGCTCAATAGGGCAAAACAAATCAGGCTCCGGGTCGCGTCCGAAGCCTGATTTCTAAAGAATTTCCGAGGTGCCATCCGGATTTGAACCGGAGAATGAAGGTTTTGCAGACCATAAATCTGGCTGATACCCGGCGTGGTGCATCTCAATACTGGAGGGATACGTATGATCCGGGCCGAACAGTTTGCAGAGAAGTCGAGAGTGCCCATCGACGAGAAGTGGGGTTATATTCTGGGAAAGCGAGGGCAAGTGTGGACCCAGCGCGACCAGAATGCCGCCACAGACGAGATGATAGTCAAATACGGTAAGAAATGGGTGGGCCGACGGGTGGCGGACTGCTCAGGCCTGGTGAAGTGGGCGTTGATCGAGCTCGGGAGCAATTGCGCACACGGATCGAACTCCATTTGGAAAGGATATTTGAAGAAAAAAGGAACGACCTCTGACCATCAGATGAAGGATGGCGAGGTCGTTTTTAAGTTCCGTAAAACGGATGGTAAGGATGATTATTACCACATCGGAGTTTACGACGGCGGATATGTGAATCAGGCGCAATCCACGGCGAACGGCTGTAGAAGGACGAAGTTTGACTCAAGCTGGACGCACTGGGGGCAGCTGAAAGACATTGACTACAGCGGAGAGTCCGTGGATCCGGAAGATCGGGAGGCGTTTCATTTGGGTGAGTATGAAGTGACTGCTAAAAGCGGTAAAACTGTTCGGATGCGTAAGAACCCGAACAAGAACGCGGGCATCGTGACAGAGGTGCCAGTTGGGGCGAAGGTTCGCGTGGTGGAGGACACGAATGAGCAATTTGCCGAGATCGAGTACACCATCAAGGGGTACATGATGAAAGATTTTCTGAAAGGGGTTTGAAAGATGGACCCTATGATTGAACGAATCATTACGATCATCGGTTCTGTTCTGGTGTCATCCGGATTCTGGGGGTTCATTCTGGCAAGGATGAACAAGCGTGATGAGCAGCTGCGGAGCATGGAGACGGCTCGTTCGAACGAGCGTAAACTGCTGCTTGGGCTCGCCCACGATCGGATCATGGGACTTGGGATGAGTTACATCGAGCGTGGGTGGTTGACAAAAGATGAGTATGAGAACATCCACGACTATTTGTATACGCCATACCGTGCAGAGGGCGGAAATGGCTCGGCGCAACGGATTATGGCAATCGTAGATGGGCTGCCGATACATGCTCCGTAACAGCACGGGGGGGGTAAGCATGAAGTATTACATTGGCTCCATGGCATATGGGCATGATGATATTCAGCACTTCGGAATCCTAGGAATGAAATGGGGTGTTCGGAGGTATCAGAATCCGGATGGGAGCCTTACGGATGAAGGCAGGCGACGGTACGATGTTGGCGATCAAAGGCTTGCAGCAAAGAACCAAAAGCGTCTTAACAAGCTTGCTAAAAACGGCAGGCCAAACAGTTTGTCTGAAGCTCACACGATCCCCAAAGGCACCATGATATACAGAACTACATCAACGGAGTCCGATACCTCCGGCGACGGCCCAAAATATGTGTCATATTTGGACGTTGATAGGGACCATTATAAAGGTGGATACATACGCAATAGAGACCGTGCAGACAAGGCATACGAGCATTCTTATGTGTCGACAACGGATATTAAAGTTCCAGGCCGCGAAGAATTAAAGGAAGTAATAAATAAAGCGGTTCAAGATAACAAGCTCGAAAAAGAAACAAGTAAGGCGTGGTTCGATATGGCCTTCCCTCCTGGGACGTGGACCAGGTACGAGTATCTTCAGTCTGGTGACGAGGCGGAAGTTGCTGCCCTGGCTAAAAAGGAAGTGACCAGGCTTATCGAGAAATACAAAACCATGACGCCAAACGAAGCATATTTCTTTGCTGCGCAGTCTTTGGGCCTTAACAAGAAACTTGGGAAAATAGTTTTCAGCGAACTTAAAAAGCGAGGATACAATGCAATAACGGATGAGGCCAGCGTTGGCGGGCAATCCGGGTGGTCTCTTGAAGGTGCTGATCCGCTGATAGTGTTTGATGCTTCGATACTCGAATCTGCCGGGTCCAAAGAGATTAGTGCTAAAGATGAGGATAAGGCCAGACAAAAGTTTAATAAATGGGAAACGGCAGCACGCCGTAACAGAAAGTGAGGAATAGCCATGAGCTTCAATAACAAAGTCTACGATTTCTTCAAGTTTGTAGCCCAGTATCTGCTGCCGGCATGTGGCACGCTATATTTTGCGCTGGCACGGATCTGGAATCTCCCGTACGGCTCTGAAGTCGTCGGAACCATCACCGCGGTGGACACGTTCCTCGGCATTCTGCTGGGCATCAGCTCCGCTAACTATACTGGAGAAGGTGTGATGACCGTGGATACCAGCGACGAAGAGGCTGATATTTACAACTTGGACCTGAATGTTCCGGTGTCCGATCTTGCCAACATGAAGAGCGTAACGTTCAAAGTTCAGCCTGGAAATAATCAGTAACTGATGCACGCCGGCACGGGGGCGGGGGGGGGTAAGTATGAAGTATTACATTGGTTCCATGGCATATGGGCATGAGGATATTCGTCACTTCGGAATCCTAGGAATGAAATGGGGCGTACGGCGGTATCAGAATCCGGATGGGACACTGACGGAGGAAGGGAAACAGCGGTACGCTAGAGTTACGGATTCAATAAAGGAGCATTACGATAGCATCAACAAAGCTACAAAAAAAAAGGCGAACGCAAAAAGAAGTAAAACAAATTGTAGATACAGACCCTCGGTTTGATGGGCTGCGCGCAGCAACGTCTAAATTAAATGACGCAGGAGAAAAATACGATAACGTTTATTACAAGTGTAGCAAAGACTTTTACGAAAAGAATCCATACTGGGATGGTTATGCGGCACAAGAGCGGCGAGAGCTTGAAAAACGGTACCCCGAATACAGAGAAGCATACAAGAAATATGAACAAACTTGTGTGACGTATGTTGAAGAAGTTCTAAAGGCGTCGCAAAGCGGAGCGTTTGATTGGACTCTAAAAGACGTTGCAGACCTTAACACAAACGACGAAAATATTATCGAAGATGGAAAGGCGAGAGCTTTGGCTTATATACTCAGTGGCAGGGATAGTTATGCTGCCGAATCCGTTGCCACCGATGCAAAATATACGGACTGGTCTAGCAAAGGTGCCGGATATAAAGAACGCTATGGGGCATTTTCTCGCAAAAAGAACTAAGCATTTTAATCAATGAAGGAAAACGTTCGCATAAAAAACGCCTTCTTAAATGAGGGAGAGACAGATATTCTCCCAAAAGGAGGAAGTTGTATGTTGAAGAAGGCTATTAAGGAACTTCGGCAGAAGAAGGAGCTGGAAAAGGCTTTCAACAAGCGGGGCAACGAGAAGCTGCTGATGCAGATGAACAATGCCAACTCCACCGAGGAGATCGACGCGATCCGGAAGGCGCGGGATGAGCTGAATGGTCGCAAGAAGCGGCCGGCGCTCGATCCCAACGTCATCCTGACGAGTCTGACCATGCTCGGTGGCGTTGGCTTGATCGGAGTGATCGAGCATAACGTTGGACCGATTAGTCAGAAAGGCTTTTCCTGGTTGACCGGATTCTTCAAGAAGGGAAAAGGAGGCGCGTAACAGCGCTTCCTCTTTTTATTTCAGGGGGGGGTTAGTATGAAGTATTACATCGGTTCCATGGCGTACGGGCGTGAGGATATTCAGCATCATGGAATTCTCGGAATGAAGTGGGGCGTACGGAGGTACCAGAATCCGGACGGGAGCTTGACTGAATTAGGGAAACTGCAAGCGCGACAGCAACGGCTGGATGAACAGAACGCTTATTGGACTAAAAACGCGCACCAGACATTTAGAAAAGGCCGCACGTATAAGCTTCAAAAAGATTTTATGAACATACACGACAATAATTTTAGTCGTGTAAGCGGAAAAGCAAGCGCTGAAGGCAAAAAAGCCGCCGACACTATGCGTAAAATCAGCAAAGAAGTTGAACGTGCACGCTCTGCGGAAAGGGATATTGTAAATAAAAAAGCGAACGAGCTTGAACAAATCGAAGAGGATAATCGCAGTAAGTTCAGTAAGTCTATGCGCGGATTATATTCAAAGCTCTTTCCGACAGAATTCAGAATAAAAACGGCGGAAGAGCAATACGCCAGGAGAATAAAAGCTGAGAAATCTGATGAGGCTCAGGCCGCCCATGCTACAAGGCGAGGAAAGGAAGGCGAATATTCGCGTCTCGTGCGTGAATTCAGGGACTCCCTCGCCAACACTGTAGGCAATGAGTTTATCGCTAGCGTTCCAAAAGAACTAAAAACGCAGGCAAAAGAATATGTTGAGTACATGATGGATTCCATGTGGCTGAAGAAGCGCGAAGTTTCAGACGTATTCGCATAAATTACAGCTCTTTCTATGAAAGACAATTGCTTAGTGATAGAGCGCCCTTAGGGGATCTGAAAGGGTAGCATTGCAAAAGAAAACGAGATCTAGACTCGTGACGGGGCTAAGTCCGAATACGTATCGGACGAACGGCGCTGAGGCGCCCATAAGCTGGCATGAAAAATCCGGCTGGCAATCGTGAATAATGGTCTCAAGGAGGATCCGCTTGATCTGCGGGTTCTCCTTTTTTATTTTTGCTTACCTACGCTAGGTATCGCAAAAATTTCAAGCCTCTTTATGAAAGAAAAGCCATAAGGCTTTCAAAAGGAGGAACCAATTATGTCTATCATGAACATGAAGAGGAACACGATCTGGGCGCTGCAAGAAGCCAAAGATGCGCGGGAAGCAAAGGAACTCATGGGAAGATGCTGCATGGAATGCAACGTCAGCTGCGTGGGGAATTGCCCCTGCGATAAAGGGTATATTTGCAGAGTCGAAGACACGTACCACGAAGTCATGGAGCTGCTGGCCCCTGGCGAAGACGATGACTGAGAAAGGGAGCGGTGAGCGCAAAGGAAGCTTGCCGCTCGCCTTTTATTTTTTCAGCGCGATGCGGAAAGGAGCTTGCCGAATGAAGATCATCAAGTACGACGGAACGAATCTGGATGAAATGCTCGAGCTTGCCGGAACCGATTTCATCGATAGCACCACAGCAATTTTGGATTTCACCGGCGCAGATTTGCATAACATGACTTTCAAAAATAAGAATTTTGCCAACGCCATTTTCGCTGGTGCTAATCTTCGCTGGGCCAAGTTCTGTAATGTGCATCTGTATTACGCAATTTTTCGCGGCGCGATTCTTAACGGTTTGGAGTTCGTAAACTGCTCGCTCAATTTCGCCAACTTTTTCGGAAGCAGCCTGGTCCATGCAAGTTTCAGGAATGACGACATTCGTTACGCGAATTTTGCGGGTGCAAACTTGGATTGCGCAGATTTCAGCAAGTCCTGTATTGACTATTCCGACTTCAACGACGCCTGCGCATATCACACAAAGTTCCCTTATATTCCCATGGCCTGCCCGGAAACCGGAAGCTTCGTCGGGTATAAGAAGTGCGTCATACAAGCCCCTTCTAAGCCTAAATATGGCATCGTCAAGTTGTTGATTCCGGAGGACGCAAAACGTTCCAGCGCTTTTGGCCGGAAGTGCCGGTGCAGCAAAGCGGAGGTGCTGGATATTCAGACGCTTGATGGAGTGTCCTTGGGTTCTTTGGCAATCGCTTATTCCCTGTACGACCGCTCGTTTGAATACAGGGTCGGAGAAACCGTGACGCCGGAAAACGGTTTTGACGAGGACCGTTTCGTCGAGTGCGCCGGTGGCATTCACTTCTTCCTGAATCGCCAGGAAGCAGTTGAGTATTGATCGAAGGAGGAATGATATTTGAGCTGGCTTGTATCATGGCTTCACGAACGCGGCATTACGGAGCGGGATGGACTGAAAAAGTCCGGACTGGACCCGTCCACCTATTATATTCTGCTCAGGGGCGGGGTCACGATCCCTCCCCTGGCCCTGCTTGCCGGGAAAAACCTCGGAATGACTGCCGACGAAGTGCGGCATATCGGAAAAACGCTGGACCCTGATATTTGGAAAGGAAGCGAACTGATCGGACATTGCCCGTACGTCACATCGCCAGACTGGCCTGAGATGGTCGCGGATTTTGATACGAAAGCGAACGCCTGCAAGTTTGACGAAAAGGAGCTTCAGCACCGGGAGGACGACTATTGCCTATGGTGCGGCAAGCTGATCAATGGCAAGAAAACGGGCAGCAGATATTGTTCGGACGAGTGCCAGAGCAGGTCGCATCGAACGTCGAAGATCGTTCACATGCTGGACTATGGTGAAGTGCAGCCGAATGTGGTCCGCACTTGTCCGGTATGCAGGGCGCTGTACATTGTACGGACGCCGACGAGCCGGAAAAGATATTGCAGCGAAACCTGCAAGGCGGAGGCCTCGCAGAAAAAGCATGCTGTATAGTGAAGGAGGTGGAGTATAAACCGTGATCGGAGGCCGAAGCCCTACGGGTGCGTCGGTTAGCCGGGAGTAATAGTTCAATGGTAGAACGCCCGAAAGGGAGACCCGAGTTCGAAGCTCGGAACCGTCTTTATACTTTTTTCGACTTTGAGAGGAAGGTGACCGTTGAATGGTGTATCCACCGCCACCAAGACTCGCATTTATGGCGTATTCGTACGGAAAAATCGCCGAGGCTGAATTGTTGGAATTGTTGGAATTGTGGTATGAGGAGCATCCGAAGACATCAGAAGAGGAGGAGCCAAATGACTAACGAAGGAACGAATCTTGATCGCGTGATTACCGCTCTTGACTGCTGCCAGCATGGTTCCCTGTCCGCTTGCGATTCCTGCCCGTATCACTACCATAAGGAGGATGGCGATACGGATGGGGACAACTACCGCTGCACGACGATGTTCCGGGAAGCAAAGGAACTGCTGGAAGACATCCGCAGTTTCTTCAGCAGCTTCAAGCCGCTGGATTGATCGCAAAACTGCCATGCTTCTTTATGAGGGAGAAACCCGAGAAAGGAGCGAGGAATCATGTTTGGACCGATCGAGTGGCTGATATTTGCCGGACTGCTTGTGACGTGCATCTACACTTGCCTGAACGCTGGGTAACTGCAAAAGGAAGCCAAAAATGCAACGGCTTCCTTTTTTCGCAGAATCAGCAATCCCTCATATGAGGAGGTGGTTCGCAATGTCGAACATTATGAGATGGATTCTGATCTATTTGGACGCCGGGGTAATCATGTATATGGTTTACACGATGATCACATGGATCTCCGTTTTCATTGGTGTATGGAAACGGTGTACAATCAAATGGGCTTACATGGGTATGGGCGCCCTGATGACCGGTACGCTGGAGGGCTATATTGCCGAATGGAAATGGACGATCGTTGCGATCCTGTTGTGGCCATTGCAAGTGCCATTCGCGTACTATAACTGGTTCAAAATCTATCCGCTATGTGTGAGAAGAATCGCGAATGCCATCGAATACGCAGAAAGCGTTGGGGCTTAACAGCCCTTTCGCTTTTTGTTTCGCTGAGGAGGTTACAACCATGACCGAAAATGAAAGGTTTGAAGTAATTGCCGGAGCATGGTTCCAGATGAAGGAAACGATGAACAACATCATCGAACGTGATACGGACGAAAGGAGGCGTGAAGCGTACACGGATATTCTTGGACTTATGAAAGGATACGAGGATCTGCTGGAGTTCGGCGAGGAGGTGAACTGACCAAGATTCTTTTTCGCAAATTCAACAGCCTCCTTTATGAAGAGCTGAAAGGAGGCTTGAAACATGAATCTGATTGTTTTCACGCTGGAGATCTGCCTGTTCGTACTGCTGGTGGTTGCGATTAAGGAGGTGATCGGCGGTATCATCCACGCGGAAAAGTCGGTAATGAGGAAAGCGAAGAAAAAGCTCAACAAATGGGCGCAGGACGTGTGAAAAACACGTCCTTTCCCTTTTTACGGAGGTTGGTATGCCATTCAAGGATATTTTGCTGATCGCCCTGTCCGTCATCATGATGCTGGTGCTGGCCCGCTGGGGATATTATGACGGCTATCGTACGGGCCACAAGGAAGGAATTCAGGAAACCTATGCCATGCTGCGGCATATTATGAGTCTTGCGACAAAGGAGGATGCGCATGAACATCAACAAGGAATGGTTGAACGGGATCTGGAGAGCAACGAGAGCCTGGACGGTAAAGAGAGCACCTGAAATTCTGACCACCATGGCGGTAACCGGAACCATCGGCACCGGAATTGCCGCGGCAAAAGCGGGCATGGACTCTGCTAAGGATATTCGCGAGGAAGAGGACCGAAAGAAGCGCCTGCTGACCTTTCGCGAAAAGGCCGCCCTGACCTGGACCAATTATATTTACGCGTTCGGCATCGGCGGCATCGCGATCGGCAGCGAGATCATGGCCGCCGTTCTTCAGAATCGTCGTCTGGATGCGGCAACGGCACTGCTGGCCGGCACACGGGAATACGTGGACATGCTGCAGAAGGCCGTGAAGGAGAAGGTCGGCGAAAAGCGCTACACGGATATTCGGGACGACGTATGCCGCCGGAAAATCGAAGAGAACCCTGTTACGGAGACGGTGGCGCTTCCAACCGGCAACGGCGATCATCTGATGTATGAAAGCATCAGTGGCCGATATTTCACCAGCGACATTGAGACGATCCGTGCCGCGGCGAACGACTTCATGAATGACATCATCAACGGCATGGCCATGTACGACAGCCTGAACTGCTGGTATGGTGCCATCGGCCTGCCAACCATCCGCCTGGGAGAAGATATTGGCTGGAATGTGGACAATCCGCTGAAGGTACGTTTCAGCACCATGATCGCGGCGGACGGACGGCCATGCATCATTCTGGATTACCTCACCATGCCCACGGACAGATATTCTCAAGTGTATTGAGGAGGGACGCCCATGCAAATGAATGAGATTCGCAGGGAGGTGTCTGACCGCTATGCCGGCGAAAACTGGAAACGCCGGGTAGCGGCCATGCCGGACAATCAGATCTTTGCCATCTACCGGAGCATGATGAACAGACCCGTGAAGCCGAAACCTCCGGCTTCCAACGAGCCAAAAGTGCAGCAGCTCAGCATGTTTGACATGGAGGAGATGCGATGACGAAGGAAGAGATGGCGGTTCGGGACAGCTACGTAGAGCTGCTGATTGCCAGGGCCGTGGCGCAGCTTATTGACGAGGGGATCTTCCAGGGATATTCGGAGCGGAACCTGAATCAGCGTTCCTCGGGCGTGCTGCTGAAGTACCTGATGGCGGCGTCTCCGGAACGGGACGAGCTTGGTTTCGTCCGATATTTTTCGCAAATGCACCGGGACGAAATCCGGAGTCTCCGAAACGCTGGCCAGGCTACGCAGGTGGTACTCCAGCGGGCCAGAAGCCTGGCACCTTACTTTCTGGACGAGCTTGTCCGTTACGACCGAATGGCCAAAGCCCTTGCTGAACTTGAACAGACGGAGGAGGAAGCGGAATGATTACAGGTGAGACGATCAAAGCAATCCGGAAAGCGGAACACATGACACAAGCGGAGTTTGCCAGAATCATCGGATATTCCAGGCCCATGGTCTGCTTTGTGGAGCGCGGGCGTATGCCGATCTCGGGCCGGATGACGCTGATTCTGGTGTCGTGCTTTCCGCGGTATTTTCGTGCGTCGGAAGAACAGCCGGAAAAACAGGCCGAAAGCAGCCCGGCCATGATTCAGTTTGCCATCAGCATCCTGACAGGCAGCGGTTGGCTGGCGGAACACGATAAGCAGGTGATCACAGCCGCTCTGATGCCAGTAACTCAACCAGAACCGAAGACGCCGGACGGCTGGCATGATATTCAGACGCCTCCGGAAAAAGCCGGCATCTACAAAACCAGAGGGCGCACTGGCACCGGTTCCTACTATTACAACGGCCGGTCCATCTACTATGCGGACGGCTCCTGGTATTCGTTGAATGGGCATCCGATCGTCACGCCTGATTACTGGAAGGAGTGCACGGGTTGAGAGAACAAAAGATCTGCTGGATCGACGAGCGCAATGATATTGTGCGGTTCAACCACGCACAAATGGTGCGCAAGTGCCTGAAGATCTGGCTGCAAAACGTGATCATTACATGCATCGGCATCCTGCTGATCATGGGAACGGGGAGGTTGGCCTTATGGCTTTTGTCGGGGATCGGCCCGGTCATGTATATTCGATAAACCCGGCGGTGAAGTTCTACATGCGGAACGGAAAATTCTACTGGGCGGTCAAGTCCAGAGGGTTTGACAGCCTGGAGGAAGCTGTTTCGGACGCCGACGGGTTCGTGATGACCGACCTTTCGCCGGAGGAAGTGGAGACCATGATCGGCATCCACCATTCGGAAGGTTACGGAAAGGTCGGATATTTCAAGAGCAAGAACTTTCGGGAAAGCGATTCGCAGCTTTAACACGCCTTTCTATGAAGAAAGGAAGGTGATCTACATGATCAAACTGCGGAAACCAATCCGAATTGAGGATCAAGAAACCGAAGTGAGTCTGCGCATTCATAAATCGTTGCTTGCTTATGATTTGATAGGTTATGTAACTGCAAAATATCATACGATTCCAGAGAAGACATGGATCGATCTAATTAGGCAGTGCCTGCAGAGCATCAAGCAATACGACGAGGATGAATACAAGGTATTGAACGATTTCGTTAGATTTTTCATAAAAGATTATAGGGCATATTTTCGTAAAGTAGAAGAACCTGACAATGTGAAGGAGTGACAACTCCTTCTCTCTTTTTACGGATATTTAAGGAGGTTTTGCGGAATGATCATTCGGCTTGGAGACCATCCGTTCATGCAGATCACCGATATTGAAGATATACCGATACAGATCTTCAGAGTCAACGAAGTTAGTGGAGTACAATCAAGCAATGATGGCGCGAAATTCTTCAAGAAAGGCGACCAGTATCTGTGGCGACTGCAGGACTCCAACACCTTTATTGAAAGAAGCGGTTTCAATACGCTGGAAGCAGCTGTAGCAGACGCCAATCAGTTTGCAAAATGATATTTAAGGAGGAAGCGGTATGGAAGTAAAAGTCGTAAAGCCTGTTGCGGAGATCATTTACCCCCAATGGCCGGAGGAAGCAAAGAAAGAGCTGACATACGTCGGAGAGGCGGCGAGAGTCTGCTATCGTGGCAGCCTTCCGAAAGATTTCGATAATTTCGACGAGCTGACGAAATTCATTCGCAAACTGATCGAGAATCAGCACGAAAGCCCGCTGGAGCATGCGTCCATGATGGTCAACTTCGTGGTGGACCGCGGCGTTGCCAATGAGCTTGTCCGCCACCGGATCGCCAGCTATACGCAGGAGTCCACCCGGTATTGCAATTACGCCAACGACAAATTCGGGAACACCATCGAGTTCCTGGATTTTTCCGGAGCGCTGTGCTATGACCCGTCCTGGCGCAAGCTTTCCCTGGAGCAAGGCGGCTCCATCATGCTGGAGTGGCTGGACGCTTGTAAGGACGCGGCCAACCATTATGAAAAGCTGATTCAGCTGGGTGCTTCACCCCAAATTGCCCGGGGCGTGCTGAATCTTTCCACCAAAACGCAGCTGGTCATGACCGCAAATCTCAGGGAATGGCGGCATTTCTTCATGCTCCGGGCGGCCAACAGCACCGGAAAGGCTCATCCCCAGATGCAGCAGGTGGCAAGAATGCTGCTGAACGAAGCATCGAGCCTTTTCCCTGGCGTTTTCGATGATATTTGGGATCTGGTAGAGGAAGAAGAGCGGGCATGATGGAATGGCTCGCAAAAACAACAAGCCTTGTAATGAACCACGAGGCATCGTGGAAATCAACACAAATCTGAGGAGGATGAATCATGAACAAGAAGTCTGTTGTGTACGGTGTGCTGGCTGGTCTGCTGTCTGGTGCCGCTGCCTATGGTATTGGCAAGGCCCTGAAGGGACGGAGCAAGAACGACGATGACGATCAGGACTACCTGGACGAAGAGGAAGACAACGAGGAAGAGGAAACTGAAGACACGGATGCCGAGTGAAAACAGTTGGGAGCTGGTGTAAACAACACCGCTCCCTGCTTTTTTCGCCGGATATTTGAAGGGAGGGGCATACCTGTGCCGTTATGGAAGAGAGCTACGGAGAAAGTAACAAATCATGCCGTAAAGACGGCGAAGAAAAACCTCAGCGAAACAGTAACGGATATTCTGCCCCTGGCCGTCATGCTGATCGGTTTCGGCGTTACCCTGTTCTCCGGGAATTCTTCGTCCAAAAGCATGCACCCGGTGAATGTCGTCATCAAGATTGTCAATAATAAGTGAGGAGGATATTTATGGAGAAGAATGAGAAGAAGACCGTGTCTGTCACGCTTACCGGCAAGAACCTGTTCGGTATGGCCTATGGCATCGGAGGGGCGATGCTGGTCAATGCCATCGGCCGATATTTTGTGGCGCTGACCAAGGCCAATCGTGCCCACGGGTTCATGATGAACCTCGGCGTCAGTGCCATGAGCGGCCTGTTCATGGTGAGCGCGAAGCACTATGGCGAGGAACTCTACGATGAGATCGTCAACGTGATCAAACTCGTGGAGAACCTGGCCGGCAAAAGCGAAACCGTGGAAAGCACCGACGAAACCGACGACCGTCGATAAGGAGGATATTGCATGGCGCAGGTTGTAATGCCCGAAAACCAACACAGGGATATTCCGGAAAGACCGGCGGAACCGCAGCGTGCACCGCAAACGATCCAGGCACACAAAAAGAAGCGGACGATCACCGAACGCCTGGTCAACCTGTTCTTTTCGGACGACATCGACAACGTCCAGGACTACCTGGTCCATGATATTCTGATTCCAAACGTCCTGGACACCATCCTGTCCATGGTCAACAACGGCCTGGACATGTTGTTCCGCGATCTCCGGAAGGGAGGCCGGAGCGATGACGGAAACCCGTACCACCGGGACAGCCGGGAACGGACATTCGTGCAGCCGGACACCGGGCGCAGCCTTCGGAGCGCAGGCAGCCAGCGGAAGAGCCGGGCGATGCTGAATGACTATTATTTTGGCAACGAAGCCGAAGCCCGCTGGGTCGTGGACCAGCTGTGTGCCTACGCGGAGAAGTATGATTTTGTCTCCATCGACGATTACTATCAGCTGATCGGCGTTACCGGCAGCCATGTGGACCGGAACTGGGGCTGGCCTGTGGCGTCCATTGAAAACGCCAAGGTTTGCCGAGATCGGGACGGCTGGGTGATTGAGTTCGAGAAGGCGGTGCCGAGATGAGCGCACCGCTGAACCGCCAGGGCAGGAGACTATATGAGAAGCGGATACGCCATGCTTCGGACGTATATTTTTGTCCTGCCTGTCAGATGAAGACCAGACATGAGCGCACCAGCAGCAAGGACTACGCCGGAAAGGACGATCTGGCGTGTGAGCTGTGCGGAAACAGAACCATTCAGGGAACGAATCGAAAGGATATTTGAAGGAGGAAGCGACATGAGCGAAAACGGAACCCGCACTTTCAAGGAGCAGCAGATCGAATACTACGAGCAGATGTTTGAACGTGATGTACACAAGGCACTCTATGATATTCGCGTTCAGGTGGAGGCGCAGAAGCGCTATCTGGAAGAAACCCGCAAGACCGAAAAGGAGGGCGTCTGATGAGTTCGACGAAAGCGATCCTGTTTGCATTGAAAAAGGCCGCTCCGCAGATTCTGCTGTATACCGGCATCGGCAGCATGGTGGGTGGCACGGTCATGGGCTGCATGGCCAGTACCAGACTCAATGACGTGCTGGCGGAGGGCGAAGTGGCGGTCAAGAAGGCCGGAAATGATCAAAAGGCGATCCGGAAGGCCAAGCGGCATACGGCCGGTCAGGTCGCCAAGCTATATTTGCCCACGATTGCCCTGGAGGTCCTCGGTATTGGCTGCGTGATGGGCAGCGACGGGCTGATGCTCCGCCGGGAAGCCGGTTGGATTGCCGCCTACAAGGTGCTGGAGAAGGCCTACAACACCAGCCGCGGCAAGCTGGAGAACGGAGAATACTACGAAAAGGTGGAAGAAGGCGGAGAAGAAGCCACCGAAGCCACGAATCGACTTCTGGTCAAACCTGTTGGATATTCTGACAAAGACATGGGACCGTTCGACGAATACTTTGACGTGAATTGCCGCCTGTGGTCGGAGGATCCCGACATGACCATGGTGGCCATTCGCAACGCCATGTGGGACCTGAACAACATGCTGCAGCGGGATGGGCATGTGTTCCTGAACGACGTGCGGCGCAGGCTGGGATATTCGGATACGCCCACCGGTCAGAAGGTCGGCTGGATCCTGGACAAGAACGATCCGGAGCATCATGCCAACGTCATCGACTTCGGAAAAGAGGTGGATGATATTCTGAACGACCCGAGCCATCCCTTCCGTCTGGGGCAGCAGGAAGGCTTTGTGCTGCGGTTCCATCCGGACGGCGTGATCTGGGACAAGATCGGGTGGCATTGAAGGGCTGGGCTGCCGGAGGATGAATGGCAAGCCTTTTACCGGGAGATATTTGATCATCCGGCGGCCTGGCTGAAGCAATTGGCAGAGAGTGCAGATGCGGAAGGAGCGTGGCTGTATTGAAAAACACGACGTTTGTAAAAGTGTTGGCCGGTGCCGGCATCGGTATGACCGGACTGATGGTCGCCCGATATTTTCTGAAGAAGAAGCGTAACGAGAAAAAGTCTGAAGAATTGGCCAACAATACGGTGCTTACGGAGGGCGACAAGCCGGAGCTGGAGGCGCAGACCTATACGGATCTTGCGGAGACTTATACGGACGGCCTGAAGCAAATCAATGATATTTGCGCCGAGGTCATTCAGGAAGTGAAGAATGACGGGGCAGTCACAACGAAACACGAGCCCGCAAAGCCCTATTATATTTCCGCGGAGCTGTTTGAGGGCACCTGCCCGACCTACGAAAAGATCTACGTGACCTACTACACCGGCAATGATGTCTTCGTGGAAGACGAGACGGAGCATGTGGTGGCGGATCCGAATGCTGAATTCGGGCCTGGCATCCGGGAAACCGTGAAGAAGTACGAGAAGCGATCGGTTTATATTCGGAATGAGCAGCAAAGCCGCGATTACAAGATCGACGCGTCTGAAGGCTCGTGGAACGAAGGTGGCGAACAGACGAGTTGACGACTGTCGGCTATTTTGAAACGCTAAGCCGGATGGTGCGTGGAGGCGGGTACAGCTGTCTGCTGAAAACGCTCCATTCCCTTAGCTTTTTTGCCATCATTCCGCATGATGAGAACCGCGCTTTTGATGGCCTGGACCTCCGGAGGCAGCTGCATGTGAATGGTACGGAGGATATTCCCTGCACCATGCTGGAGATGATGATTGCTTTGTCGGAGCAGATGGCCTATGAAGTGCTGGACTCCATTTGTGAGATCGATCGGGCGGATATTTTCTGGGAGATGATCGGCAACCTCGGTCTTGGCGGGCTGGACGACGATGCCTTTTACGAGCTGGACGGAAGGGAACGGGTCGAACTGGCTGTGGAGCGTTTGCTGAACCGTACCTATTCGCCCAATGGAAAAGGCGGATTGTTCCCCCTTCGGGAGAGCCGATTTGATCAGCGGGAAGTGGAGCTTTGGTACCAGGCACAGGCTTATATTTGCGAAAATTACCTGAATCTGGACTGAAAAACGGTGTGACAAAAATTTGCACTGTGACAAAACTGCACAAAGAATTCAAGGATATTTTGGATACGAACCTGTTTCGTGTGACAAAAAAGTGTCACAGTGTGACGTTTTTGAAAGCGGTTTTGTCACACCAAAAACCTAATAAAATCAAGGGTTTGCGGCCTGTCTGTGACAAAAATGCAAAAATTCTCTTTCACTCTTATTGATTTTGAAAATTGATAATAATAAAAAGTTTTTGGGTGTGAAAAAATTTTTGTTTTGTCACACGAATACCGAGAGGAGCAAGCATGGACTTCTACACGATTAAAACCCGGCCCGGGAAGCAGAAAGGAGTTTTCGAGGTCTACCCGGACTTTCGAGTGATCCGGTCCAAGGACCTGATGGTCAAGGGTAAAAGCTTCTACGCAATCTGGGATGAGGAGAAGGGCCTGTGGAGCACAGATGAGTTCGATGTGCAGCGATTGGTTGATGACGATCTGCGCAGGGAGCGTGATCGACTTGAACCGACGCTGGCGGAGGGTTCCACGCTATCCGTGAAGTACATGAGCAACTTCTCCACCAAGTCCTGGAGTCAATTCCAGTTATATTTGAAGAACCTGAGCGACAACGCGCATACGCTGGACAATATGCTGACCTTCTCGAACCAGGATGTGAAGAAGAAGGATTATGTTTCCAAGCGGCTGCCCTATCCGTTGGAGCCCGGGGATTACAGCGCATGGGATGAACTTGTCGGCACACTATATTTGCCTGAGGAACGGGAGAAGCTGGAATGGGCAATCGGCGCCATTGTGGAGGGCGACGCCAAGGATATTCAGAAGTTCCTGGTTCTGTATGGCAAAGCGGGTGCCGGCAAGTCCACCATCCTGAACATTGTCCAGAAACTATTCGAGGGATATTACACCACCTTCGAGGCGAAGGCGCTCACCTCCGCCAGCAACACCTTCTCCACGGAAGTGTTCAAGAGCAATCCCCTGGTAGCGATCCAGCACGACGGCGACCTTAGCCGGATCGAAGATAATTCCAAACTGAACTCCATCGTCAGCCATGAAGAGATGACCATGCACGAAAAGTACAAGCCCAGTTACATGTCCAGGGCAAACTGTTTTCTGTTCATGGCCACCAACCGGCCGGTGAAGATCACGGATGCCAAGAGCGGCATCATCCGCCGATTGATCGACGTGATGCCCTCCGACAAGAAGCTGCCGGCCAACAGATATTTCGCGCTGATGAACCAGATCGACTTTCAGCTTGGCGCCATCGCCTACCACTGCCTGGAGGTCTACCGGAAGCTTGGCAAGCATTATTACGATGCTTACCGGCCGGTGGCGATGATGTATCAGACGGATATTTTCTTCAACTTCGTGGAGGACAGCTATGATGTGTTCCGGAATGCCCCCGGTGTTTCCCTGAAGGCCGCCTATGCCATGTGGAAGGTCTATCAGGAAGAGGGCGGCGCGGAATACAAGATGCCCAGGTACCGCTTCCGGGAGGAACTGAAGAACTATTTTTCCTCCTTCGAGGAAGTGGCCCGGGTGGATGACAAGCAGGTGCGCAGCTGGTACAGCGGATTTTTGGCGGATAAGTTCCAGAAGAAGACGGAACCGGAGAAAGAGCCGGAACGGATCATGACCCTGGAGCATGATATTTCCCTGCTGGACGAGCTTCTGGCCGATTGCCCGGCACAGTATGCCTCGGCCTCGGAAACCCCGACCACCAAATGGGCCAGCGTAGGGACATGCCTCCGTGATATTGATACGCACCGGCTGCATTATGTGAAACCCATCGGAAAGCTGAAGAACCTGATCGTCGTGGACTTCGATCTGCGGAACGAGAAGGGCGAAAAGGATCCGGCCAGGAATCTGGCTGCAGCGGCCCTCTGGCCTCCGACCTATGCGGAGTTCAGCAAGAGCTGCGGCGTGCATCTGCATTATCTTTACGATGGCGATCCCGATGCTCTCAGCGGTGTTTACAGCGAGGGAATCGAGATCAAGAAGTTTACGGGCGGGAGCAGTCTTCGGCGAAAGCTGACCAAATGCAATGATATTCCGGTGGCACACATCGCCAGCGGCCTCCCGCTGAAGGAGGCGAAACCGACGGTCAGTTTTGAGGCTGTGGCGAATGAGAAAGCACTTAGGACCATCATCCGGAAGAACCTGAACAAAGAATACCACGGAGACACCCGCTCCAGCATCGATTTCATTCACAAGGTGCTGGAAGACGCTTACGCCAGCGGCATGAAGTATGATGTGAGTGACATGCGGTCTGCCATCATGGCGTTTGCAAACCACAGCACCCATCAGGCGAACTACTGCATCGGCAAGGTCGGCGAGATGAAGTTCAGGTCAGAGGTGCCCAGCGAAGGGCAGGCCCAGTACGATTACGACGGTCTGATATTCTTCGATGTGGAAGTCTTTCCGAACCTCTTCCTGGTCAATTTCAAGGAAGAGGGAGAGGATAAGCCTTGCCTCCGGCTGATCAACCCTGGCCCGACAGATCTGGAACCGCTGTTGAAACGGAAGCTGGTGGGCTTCAACTGCCGCCGGTATGACAACCACATCGTCTATGCCCGGTGGATCGGATATTCCAACGAGCAGCTTTACAACCTGAGCCAGAAGATCGTGAACGGTCAGGGCGGTTTCTTCAGCGAAGCCTACAACCTGAGTTACACCGATGTGTATGACTTCTCCAGCAAGAAGCAGAGTTTGAAGAAATTCGAGATCGAGCTGGGGATTCATCATCAGGAGCTGGGTCTTCCCTGGGATCAGCCGGTGCCGGAGGAACGCTGGAATGAAGCGGCGGAATACTGCGACAACGACGTTCGCGCCACCGAGGCCGTGTTCCATGCCCGGAAGGCGGACTGGACCGCCCGGCAGATATTGGCGAACCTGGCCGGCATGACCGTCAACGACACCACGAACAGC